GCATTGCTAATTCAAGACAATTAACCCCAGCGAGTAAATCAATGGCAACTGTAACCGAAGCACTTTTAAAACTTGAAGCACATGAAAGAGAATGTGCCGTTCGTATGATATCAATAGATGAGAAGTTCCAGAGCATAGAAAAGCGACTGGATGAAGGTTCTCTAAGGTTTAAGAAAAGTGAAATGATGCTGTGGGGTATGTACCCGCTGATAATTGGATTGTTCCTAGTAGAGAAGTTTGTCTAATGAGCTTAATAAACCAGTTAATAGGGCCAGTAACAGGTCTTTTAGATAAATGGATACCAGATGCAGACACCAAGCAGAAGATCGCACACGAACTTGCGACAATGTCAGAGAAGCACGCGCAGGAAATCAGCCTTGCTCAGATTAAGCTCAACACCGAAGAAGCAAAAGGCAGCGCATTCCAGCGAAACTGGCGACCCGCTACAGGCTGGGTCTGCGTCCTTGGCTTTGCAGTCAACTTCCTAATTTCACCCTTGGCCGCTGGGTTTGGCGTAGATATCCCGCAAGCTGATACTGGAACAATGATGCCTATTCTGATGGGGCTATTAGGGCTAGGCGGGCTTCGCAGCTTCGAGAAAACCAAACAAGTAGAAGGTAAATAACATGGCTAAATCACCTAAAAAAGAAAGTGGCTTCTTTAAAGCCAAAGAACTGACCTGTAAGTGCGGCTGCAATACCACAGAATTCGACCTAGGGTTTCTTGCTACCCTAAATGCTATCCGTGAAGAGTGCGGGTTTAGCTTTGCCCTATCATCTGCTTACAGATGCCCACAACACCCCATAGAAGCCCGTAAAGAGCATCTAGGAGCGCATACAACTGGAAAGGCAGTAGATGTGTTAGCTAACGGAGAAAACGCCTTAGAAATCATTAGAGTGGCCCAGAAGCATGGTATACAGAGAATAGGCATACAGCAGAAGGGTGGCGGTCGGTTTATCCACCTTGATGCCTGCACTGACGAAGACGGCTTTCCTAATCCAGCCATTTGGAGCTATTAATGGCCATATAAATTAGTTATACTTTTGGTGCGCCATGTGGCGTAAACTTTTTAAATTGTCTCTTGTTATTCCCTTTTAGCCCTGCTTATTAATTTATTGCAGGGCTTTTTTTTGCCTTTTTTTCGTTATTGGTATACAAAAAGGTTTACAATAGGGTTTAGATAGGTAATAATGTAACCTCAATCAACGAATCAAAGGGTATTAAAATGATAGATTACAATGGCTGGACAAATCGTAACACTTGGCTTATCAATTTATGGTTTGGAGATATTATAAGAGATGCACTTGAAGAAGATTGCTGTGAAAGTGCAGAAAATTTACAGGCTTTTATTGAATTTGAGATTAATACAGATGTTATGGATTGCTCTTTAATGATTAGGGATTTTTTGGATTTTGATGGTATTAACTGGGAAGAGCTTTGGGAAAACATTTGTATGGACATTTTTAATGAAGGGGATAACAAATGAATATGAATGATTTAAGTTTTTATGAGCAGGGTGAATATGATGCATTAAATGGTCACCCTGTTAAAGATGTAGAAAACCCAGAGTATTACTGGGGCTATGCTGACCAGTACGCTCAAGAGCAATGCGATACCGCAAGAACCGAAACCAATGCCGTAGGAGGCAAAAAATGAGTTTATCTAAAGAAGTCTGGCAGACTCTATCTGCTATTGATGTATCAAAGCATATTGAAAAGAAAGGAAATTTGTCTTATTTATCATGGGCTTGGGCTTACGGCACTATGATGGAGCATTACCCTGACATTCATTATTCCTTTGAAGAGGATAAGTGCGAGGATACCAATACTGTTGAAATCAGTTGTGTAGTTCATATCCATACAGGTGCTGAGCGAGACGAGATGATGATGCGCCACATGTGGTTGCCAGTTATGGACCATAGAAACAAGGCAATAGTTAATCCTGACAAGTTTGCTATCAACTCAAGCAAGATGAGATGTTTAGTTAAGTGCTTTGCAATGTTTGGGTTAGGTCACTACATATATGCAGGCGAAGATATCAACCCTGTTATTGCTAATGCTGTTATTAGTGATCATCAAGCTGCTGATCTAATTATGCTTATGGATGAACGTGACGCTGACACTATCGCGTTTTGTAACCACTTTAAGTGTGAAACCCCTTACAAGTTGCTTGCGTCTCAATATGACAGGGCTATGCATGCCTTGCGTAACAAAAAGGCTCCTCAAGGATGATTATTTTAGATCACGAGCAAGGTACTGAAGAATGGTTTGCCGCACGAATGGGTAAACCTTCTGCAAGTAACTTTGGAAAGCTATTAACAACTACGGGTAAGCCTTCTACATCTGCTGATGGGTATATCAATCAACTTATTGCAGAACGTCTTACAGGAAAATCTGAGCCTTTCTACACCAACGAGCACATGCAGCGGGGGACTGAGCTTGAGCCTGAGGCGAGGGAGGCATACGAATATATTACTGGGTATAAGGTAACAGAGCATGGTTTTATTCTTGATGATAGCGAAGAGTTTGGTTGCTCGCCTGATGGGATAATTTACCACAACCCTAAGTATATGACTGGAGTTGAAATAAAATGCCCAGCGGCTAATACGATGGTCAAGTATACTCGCGACCCGCAATCTTTAGGGAAAGCGTATTACCAGCAGATTCAAGGATGCATGTTGGTTACAGGGGCCGCATCTTGGGACGCTTTTGCGTTTCACCCAGAAATACCCCCCGTCATGGTCACATTTTGTCGTGATGAGGGTTACATATTAAAATTGGCCGAAGAAGTAAATAAGGCTGTAACTGTGATACTAAACCAAGTGGAGAAAATGAAATGAAAGTAGGAATATCTGTAAGAATTGACGTTACCAAAATCGACAAGTCACGACTGTATAAGGGTGCAAAAGGTACTTATCTTGACCTAACCACCTTTGTTGATACTGCTGTATCTGACCAGTATGAAAACAACGGATTTGTTAGCCAAACCCTTACCAAAGAAGAGCGCGAATCTAAAACTCAAACTCCAATCTTAGGTAATGTTAAGGTTTTCTATACTGATTCAGGATCACCTGCAGGTTCTGCTGGGCAGGGTAAAGCTGCTATAGAAGATATGAGTATTGAAGATTTGGATGATGACGTACCATTCTAGCCTAAAAACCCCCTCTCGCGAGGGGGAAACCATAGGAGGTTTGCTAGTCGGGGGAACCAGCTCAATCACTCTAACACAGGATTTTAACCAATGGAATTGATAGATGCAGGCAAATGCCTACGAATCGCTCAGAAAAACAAAGGCATTAAAAGTGCAGAGCTTGGTAGAATGACAGGCACCTCCCCGCAGCAAATGCTTCGATGGAGATCAAATAAAAACATGAAGTTGCATACTATGCAGCTACTTACCTCACATTTGGATATATCAATACCTGACTTTATAACATTAAGTTATAGGTAACATTGTCTTTTATGTGTACTTTGTGTGTTAGATGATTAAAATGTAACAAGTATTCGGGCTAGAGGGTGACGGAATCCTTAAATTAAACGTCACAGCGTGGTTGACCCTCCAGACATAGCCCCAAAGATAACTCGGTTGTTATCAATGGATAGGTTGGATATCCGATACGAATACTAATTAACCGCAAAGTTGCTTTAGCCCTTTGATCTTAAATTTACTGGTTTTTCCAGTAAAAGGGTTAAATCATCTTTAAATAAATACATTTTTTGTACACATTAAGAAAACATGTACATCTTATGTAACAACTGGTTAACAATTAGATTGCCTGAAGCAAATAAGGTATTTAAAAATAACCTTTAATTAATCACTTGGCGAGGCTTGCCGAGTCCTTAGGGGAATAAAATGACTGATAAAGAGCTTTATGTAAAATTTCAAAACCTTTTTAAATATCAAGAAGGTAAATTGATAAGAAAGGTTGATGTTAAACAAACTAAAAAAGGCGATGAAGCTGGAACTATTAATGGTTGTGGGTATAAGCAGGTAAGGGTCGAAGGTAAGATATATTTAGTTCACAGAATAATTTGGCTTTTAACCTATAAACACTTACCTATTTGCATCGATCACATTAATCATAAACAATCAGACAACCGTATTGAAAATTTGAGGGCAGCCACAAAAAGTCAGAATGCTCACAATAGGGTTATTAATAAAAACAGTACAACTGGAGTCAAGGGTGTATCGTTTGTTAAATGCCGCAATAAATGGCGTGCGCAAATAAAGTTGAATAATATACCTATAAATTTGGGTGAGTTTGATGATTTAAATGAAGCGGAAAAAGCTGTTACTGATTACAGACAAAAAGCTCACGGCGAATACGCGCACAACGGATAGGGGGATATATGCTTTTAAATACAAAGGAAAACTGGGAGCCTGAACAGGCTGACGTTATTGCTTGGGGTAGGACCTACCCAGCGGTTGACGTACATCAAGAGTTGCGGGCTATGGAATCATGGCTAGACGCCAATCCAACTAAGCGTAAGACTAAATCAGGTATAAAAAGGTTCGTTAATAGCTGGCTTGCTAGATCACAGAATCAAGGCGGTAGCAGCCCGATTGCTAAAAGCTACAAGAAGGCAGATAGTTTACGGGCCAGAACTCTAGACGAAAGCCTTACAGATATTAGCTGGTTAGAGCCAGAGCAGCAGAAGGAAATGAAAGAATATTATCTAGCTCAGCGCGGCTACTATTACGATGGGGAGCTAAAACATGGGAGCCGCTAATAAACCTAGATTCATCCAGTATAAGAAACATCCTGAATGTCACAATTGCGTAAACGTAGCTTGCGGTTGCCATAATACTAAACTCGAATATGGTAATTACTATACCTATAAGCAACTTCAAGAGGCGGTTAACGTAAGCAAAGCAACAATAAAAGGCAGGTTGTACGGTAAGCCATTCTTTACTGATCGCGATCTGTACAGAGTTGGAGATGCTCAGAAAAAGCCTTCAGATTACATGATGAGGGTTAGAGGCTCTGACAAGCTGGAAACTTCTAGCATGAGATTATCCGATAAATGGTTGAGGGTATTAATATGACGCAAGGCGATTATATTTTTATTAAAGATGCAACAGAAATACAGCGTAGGCTGCCATTTTTAATGAGAAGAATAGAAGAATGGGATTATTCTAAACCTCTCACTATAAAATTTGAGCCTTACGAAAACCCAAGGTCAATAAGTCAAAACGCTATGGCTCATGTTTGGTACAGGCAAATATCAGAAGAAATGGCTAATAAAGGCCATGTGATTAAGCATGACAAACCAGAGGAGGTCTGGAAGCTCTGGTTGAAGCGAAGGTTTATCGGAATCTACACTGTCAACATTGGCAAAGAGATTATCGAGGATCAAGTCAAATCAACTAAAGACCTAAATAAAGGCGAAATGGCTTACTTTCTGGATCAAGTGTATCATTGGGCTACAAAGCAGGGAGTTATGTTAAGCGTGCCGCATGAAAGCGAGTACGCAGCCCTGCAAAACCAGCAGGAGAGATAGTATGCCTAAGATTGACTCTAGTGTTTTATTGGAATTTGCAAAGTCTGACAGACAGAAAGAAGTTTGCAACGCAGTAATCAAGAACGGATCAAACGCAAAAGCAGCTTATGCTCTTGGGGTTAATCGAAGAACAATTGATAAGACAATGCAACGTATAGAAAGGTTTGCAGCATCCAAGGCAGTTGCCCCACATAAGAATGTAGACCGAGAGACGATGGAAGGCTTTGATGCCAAACGGGTGTCTACGGCTTACAAGGAAGACGGGTCAATAGCCTTACAGTGGGTTATTCAAGAGCCACAAAAGCGCAATATGAAGGAAAAGATTGATGCTTTGATGGAAGGTATGACTGATGACCTTACAGGGTTTAAATTCCCTGTTGCGCAACCTGCAACACTTGATGATGATTACCTAGCCATGTATATGATTGGCGACCATCATTTTGGCATGTTGGCTGACTCAGAAACTAAGATTGATGACGATGACTGGGACGTAAAGATAGCAACTCAGATATTGATTGATGCTACTGA